GGCTAAAGTTTTTGCGGTAGGCGATCGCCTCAGGAATGGTTTTACAGCCCCATGCGCTAACATACCCAAACGCACGCAGGCTCTGGCACGTCGCGGCCAGCGCGGTGGCCACTTCCAGCGAATCCAGCCCCGGAACGCCGAGAATACGCGGCTTAACACCGGTGACGGTTTTTGCGGTCAGAAGCGCCTTCAGGCCGGTGTATTTACCGTTTTCGTCGGTGGTACCGATGATGTTAGAGATAGTCTCTTTCTGTGCCGCTTCAGGATCTTCCGGATCGTCGATACCTTCGGCCACGCGGACAACCACAACGACCGGCTTGCACTGGTCGGCGATAGCCTGAAGGGAAGCGGACAGCGTCCCCTGTTTACCGGCTTTCGCAATGGCGGATTGCACATTGGTAATGAGCACCGGCTCGTTAAGCGGGAATGTCTGTTCGTCAGCATCGCTGGCCGTACAGACCATACCGATGATTGCCGTCGAGACGGTGGAAATGGTGCGCGTGCCATCGTTGATTTCGATGACTTCCACGCCGTGGTGATAGTCGCCCATCTGTTTAACTCCGTGGTTAAGGTGTAAAACTATTTTCTGCCACCCTCTCATTCCATGCACTTCATCATGTTCCACCTGTCATTCACACAACAAACAAAAAGCCCTCTAAACAGAGGGCTGGAGTTATTTCGTCTTTTCAAATTAAATTACTGCGGGGGATCCGGGAAACTAACGGGTATTACGGTGATATCACAGGCCTCCAGAGCATCAATATAATCAAGCCAGGCGTTTAACAGGTTTAACTGTCCCTCCGTCAGCGTTCTGCCTGCCATTAACCTGGTCTGAGGTACAACTATTTTTTCTCTGGCCTCGCTAAGTAAGCGTTCGAGCTCATCTTTTGCTAGTTGAAGCAATTCTTCATGCGAATAAACAAACGGGATGATTTTTTCACCATCAAATACCCAGCGCATTTCCGGCTCGAAAAAATTCTCCGGCACACTATTTTTTCCAATTTCCGAAACGGACAGATTTTCAGGTGCCAGCATGGAGGCATCCCATGAAGCGGCAACAATATTGCCTTTTCCATCAAACATAAATTTTAAAGAGGAGGCCGAAAATTTGGTCTGTGATGCATACCAGTCATTTCCATCCTCATCAGTGAATACCATGACTGTAAAGCCATCCATTTTTTTTGTTGAGGCAGTGAAATTTTTCATTAACATCGAATTAGTTATCCTTATGCGTAGGCCGCAGTAACCCATGAGCCGCCATTGATCTGATATTGCAACGGACGAAGACGAATCCAGTAATTAGAACTTCCCCGGTCAGCAAAAGATGTCATCACCCCACCGGTCAGGCGCTCAGTGTTCCCACGCTCTTGATATTCAGCGGATGCACCAAAACGAATGCCTGTTATATAGCTGCCTTTGCCTTGATAGCGAGCTTCGCTTTCAGCCTTGGTATACGAATCTCCCACCTTTAACAATGTAACAACAGCGTTACTGGCTTCATGCCTCATGTACGGCCTTGACGCATCACCGTTCGCAAAGCCAGCATAAGAGGCACTGTCGCGTAGCAGGAAGCGCGTATCTGCAAGCGTTTTGGTATAAAAACGCCCATCAAAATTAGCAAAACTGCCCGGTATAATTTGTCCTGGCGCAGAAAAATTACCGCTGGTATCCCATTTATAGTTAACATCCTGACCGCCGCTGCCTTTCATGTGCAGATGCCATGAAAGAGCGGTATCGGCAACAAGAGACCCCATGGAAAAAGCCCATGAGTTGATCCCGGTAATACTTGCCTGCTGTTTGAACGCCGGGTGGTATTCACTCGCTCCAGTTGTTGAATAGGTATTATAAAATGGTGCCTTTGTTTTGTACTGCTCGGCCCATGCAAATGAATTGCTATAACCCGCTGTAATTTCCTTCGAGGCGTAGATGGTATTGCCTACAGTAAAAGGTGTTTCGGATTGCAACGCCCCGGTTTCAAGACTCACACGTAAAGGACGCAGCGCATTGTAATTTCCGTAGGCATCGCCCTTATTGGTCAGCATCAGATAAAGATTATAACCATCATTACGCCAGAAGCAGCCGTAGTCCCCATATGCAATCCGATAGCTATTGGCTGAAAGAGATTGCACTTCCCCACTTGAACGTAAATAACCGCTGAATTGCCCCGCACCGTTTGTCTGAAACAACAGCGAGCCGTCTTTATTTCGCTGTGAGTATAAATGGTAGCCGGTGTCGTCCCCCAGTTCGACTACAGATGGCCGGTCTACATTACCCCAGAGTCGCAAGGCTGCATTCTTGTCAGAGGTATTAGATGAATAAAAAGAGAGTTTTTTCGTATTCCCTGAATAAAATCCACCAAGTTGTGAGGTTAAATTACCTCTCACTCTCAGGCCGGTACTTGTGCTAATCGCCAGCTCCTCCTGCGAATCGGTACTGCCTGTCGCCAGACGGTATTCGCCCCCCTGAACGGTTTCGTGCCAGATAGTGTCCGTCGCTCCGCCGCGCATTTTACGCAGATAATTTTTATTGCCTGTCGTCGCGTTAGAGAGTGCCGTTAAGTTATAGGTTGACTGTGTTATAGCGTCCTGATTCAACGTTCCGGTCATACTGTCGCCGAATTTGCTGACTCGCTCACTGGCATTTTTATTGGCCGCAGCGGCGCTGTCGTTAGCGACTTTTACCGCCTTCGGCGTCGCCGCCAGCACCTCAGACACACTGTCGGTCGCGCTGCTAAGCTGGACAATCCCCTTTTGCGCCGTGGTGGCGTCCTGAGCCGCGTACTTCCCTTTCGCCAGGTCGTACGCCGCCTTCACCGCTTTCGGCGTTGCAGCGAGCACTTCGGAGGCGCTGTCAATGGCGCTGCTGAGCTGTGTAAAGCCCTTCGCAACAAGGGTCGCGTCCGGATGGCGGCGCGACTGCTCATGCTCCGCGAGCTTCCCGTCAACGTAATCCTGCGTCGCCATTACCGTTGAGGTGTCTATCGTCAGCTCGACGGACGCGATATCGCTGACCATAATGACCATTCGCAACGTCTGCGCGCGCCCCGAGCCCTCCACCAGCGTGGGTTTATAGCTTTCAGCCATGTTCCCGACGGCAATCAGCGTTCCGGCATCGTCATACAGCCCCATCTCGCGCATCCAGAAACCGCCGACCTCAGGCGGGATCAGCAGCTCTGCTACAACGTAGTTTTTGTTCTTCTTGTCCTGGCTGATTTTATTCAGCGCGTGGCGCCAGACTTCCTTCACCAGCTTTGTCTGGCTGGCATCAGGCACCGGCAACGCACCGCCACCGTCGCCGACCGCCATCGCCATAAAGTTCACTTTCTTCCCGTTCGGGACGGTTGCTGCAGCCAGTTTTTCCGCACCGGCTTTGGTGATAACCGTTTTATATTTCACTGTCATTGTGCTCTCGCTTATCCGGGGTAAACCGTGATGATGTCGCCGTCATAGCTCAGGGCGCCGGTATAGAGATAACCCGGTATGTCCTGGATGATATTCAGGCCAATAAGGTGGCGGCTGGCAGGCTTCGCATCGGCGATAAGCCTCTCCATTTCGTAATACATTTCCTCGGTGATGCCCGTGTCTAACACGCCGATATCAAGGCGGAAGGTGCCGGGCGGATCGTTGGTTTGCCACCACTCGGTAACGTTAATCAGATAGCCAAGCGGCTCCACCACGCGACGCACGGCGCCAATCGTTCCCTTGTGGGCATGAATAAACCACGCGGCGCGGATCACCTCCCGCTTGGTGGCCTCCGGCCAGTTCTCATCCCAACGGTCAACCGAAAACGCCCACGCCAGCCAGGGCAGCAGATTCGCCGGGCAGGTATCCGCATTCCAGAGTTGGCGCAGCGGAACAGGCGTATTTTCGATGTCCGCACAGGCCCGCGCCGCCGCGACCTCAAGCGCCGATGAGCCAACCGGTAAAAGGCGGGTATTACTCATCGTTTCCCCCCACGGTTACGCTGTAGTTGCTGCACCATGAGGCTTGAGTTTCATCAAGCACGATATCCGCCGCGGGGGCGGCCAGTTCCACCCGCTGCACCCCTTCCACGTGAAGTGCGGCGTAAATGGCTGACTTGCGGATATCACGTCCAAGCCGATGCTGGGCCGTGATGTAGGCCTGTAGCCGGGCCCTTGCCGCGCTAAGCACGGGTTCACTTTCAGGGCCGGGGAAGAGAAATAGCGAGGCGTCAATGCTGTAGTCGACAATCCTGGCCGACTGGAC